ATTTGATCTTGTTATTACTGTGGATCTTACAATAAGGGGATCATCAACTAGAACTCTACGCATCTGCTTTATGCCAAGATCAAAGTTATTTTGATGCATAGCAGCACTTTGTTCGTTACTACGAAAGCGCATCATAAACATCATAGCGCCATCAATAACAACGTGGTTAAACCTATCAGGTATAACTGAAGTATCATTAAAGTTAGTTAAGTCACTGGGGAAAGACCAATAGATGTACTCTACTTGGTAGGCTGCATCTGGCACAGGAGTAACACCAAACTTTTCTTCTAGTGTTTGATATACATATATTGGAGCACCATCTCCATTTGTTTGGTCACCTGTATCATCAATGTTTCTGTGGTTTTGAATATAGTCATCATAACTGATTGGCTTTAATCTTACAGGGGCATTATCTTTAGAAGTTAATTTTTTAAGATAAAACGTATCCCAATCTGTGCTGGAGTAATCAGTAGGAAAACTATACTGCCTAGTACCTGCAGCAAGTGTTTGTGTTTCTGTTGTTTTTAAAAAAGGAAACTCTTGTCCTGTTTGTACAATGAGTCTAATACTATTATTAATTGCATCTTTAGCTAAAGCGTGAACATTACGTACAGTTGTAAATCCATCACCTGCAGTATCTAGACTAACCTCATTTAATCTACGTAGTAGTTCATTAACAAGTGTAATATATGTAGCCATATTGATGCCCTTTAGATGTACGTAGAGGGGCTAGTTTCCCAGCCCCCCACTTTTAAGTTATATTACGCAAGTAGATCTCTATCTACTTCATCAGGAGCACGTCCACCTCTAGCACCTGTGTCAATGCAACATGCCATAACACGTAGAATACCAGATGTAACATCTGCAGAACCTGCAATCAACTTAACGTCAATTGTGTCTGTAGCTGTTACGTGCTGTGTGAAAGTTGAGGCAGAGCCTGTTCCCACAACCATAGCCTGACCGTTTGATCCTGAAGCTAAGAAGCCAGCGGAAGAAACGTCACCACCATCAACGATGTCATCACCTGCTGCAAAATCAATATCTACAGTTGGCGATGTGCCATTGAAAGCAGTTTCAACTTCAGCACCTGCAAACAATACTAATGTATTTGCTGGTATCTCTAGAAGTTGGAAGATGTCTCCATCTGCGTTTGAGTACCCTGCTGCAACCAACTTAGCAATGTCAAGACGTGCTTCACGCATGTACATTCCCATTGCTTGATGGCGAGAGGTAGCTGTTGCACTGCTGTCTGAACTGACACCAACAGTGGCTTTTGAAGTCATGTCATAAGTAGCCATTATTCAATCCCCCCTTACGCTGCGTTGTACTTGGCAGTAACGATTGCTTCTGGACGAAGAATCTTCCTACCATATAGGTGCATTCCGCGAACGATGTCACTGAATGAGTCTGGATCACGATAAGTTTCAACTTTGTTGATTTGCTCTGCAGTTGCTACTGAAGAGTCGTGACCAGCTACGATTACACCAAAGTTACTGTTTTGGTTAGCTGTACCTGTTGTACCTGGACCTGTTCCAACTGAAGGAAGGTTTGATGAAGTATACATACGGAAACCGTGAATGTTATTCAATACCAAACCGTTTTGTAGTCCTGCTCCACCGAAGTCAGCATTTAACATGCGTGAGTCTTCATCTTTGAGTAGTTCTACAAACACAGGGTCAACAACTAGCCATCTACCTCTTGTATCAACTTGTTGTTGATCTAAAAGGCGTCCCATACGAGCAATAACTTGTAATGGGGTTGCTGTTGCAGTATCGGCAGCAGTTGCGCCACCTAAACGTGGTTTCAATGGAATTGAGTGATCATCAGCAGAACCTGTAGTGATGTTTCCAAAGGAACCCTTCTTTAGCTTCATAGAAGAAAGAAGTTCGTCTGAACCTGCAGTTGATACAGCTTTAGTGCCGTTTACCACGTCATTAGCTGTACCTGCATTTGCGTGTAACGCAGACTGTTTAAAGCCTGACAGATAGCCTAGAACTTCTTGGTCCATCTGATCAGCAAGTCTGTATGCTGCACGATCTGTTGCAAGTTGCATAAAATCTACATGACTATGAGCTTCTTCAATATCGTCCATCTTAAAAGCAAAGTAGTTAGCTTTATCAACAGTCAATTGAAACTCTTCGTCATCAAGATCTTGTGCTGAGATTTGTGTACCGCGAGAGTATGAGGACACGGAAATTTCCGGCTCCTTAATAATTTTCACAGTATCACCTTGGTTTGCGATCTCCCCAAAATAATCAGAGTTTGTGATCGCATTAGCTACGGCACTCTTGCGGAACGCAAGTTGTACCTGCTTGGAATAGATTATTGGCGAAAAATTACCGTTAGGTAAATTGCCATAACCTGCTGCGGTTGCGAAAGCCATTGTGTTTCTCCTTATATAGATATGGCTATGTTAAAATGTACACATCATATCCACCAAAGAGGCCGTTCATATTAGGGTATCAACATGCTAATCAGTTGGCCGACTTCATAGCGTTGGGCCTATATTGCAGGGTAGTTCTTATTGTGGCTTAGTGTTAGTCACGATAGAGTAACATATAAGTCACTCTTATCATGTTAATAGTTATACTTATGATTTTTTAGTTGTCAAGCAATTATTTAGACAAATCATAAATAAACTTACCACTACGGATAGCTTCCATAATTTCATCTGAATGCTTTTCGTATTCCCTAGTGGACATCTTCTTAACCTCAGATTCACGAAGGTATGTTTTACTTTCATCAGTCTCAGGTGTATTACGGACACGAGCTTTTACAGCCTTAGCTGCGTCTTTATCACTAGTATCACGTTTCTTTGTAGTGATGTTATTATCTGCTTTATACAAGTCGATTACTCTTGCTACAGATTTAGCATCATCAACATTCTCATAAAGTGCATCTTGCACCCACTTAGGTTGAGCTTTAGCCCATCCATGAAACTCATCATCAGCACGTATCTCTTGGAAGTCAGGGTGTATACTTAGTAACTCAGCCTCAGCCTTTTCACGTTTAGCATTTACACGTAACTCTTCTACTTCTTTCAAACGTTTATCTATATCTAGTGAACGCTCTTGTGCTTTCTTATCTGCTATGGCCTCTACTATACCTGCTACATCAGGATACTTTTTAGACCAAGCTTCTATCTCTTTATCACTCTTAGGGAGAACAAGTTCATTCTTAGCTGCTGAGTCTAGCTGACCTTTTAGCTTTTCTATTTCTTTCTTGTGCTCTTCAGCTTTGTCCTGCATGAAACGTTGGATGTCAGCATAGCGTTGCTTAAATGTTTTTTCTTCTGCACTTAAGTCATCGTCTGCAGCTTCTTCTTGTGCTTCAGCTTTTGGTTCTTCTTTTTGTTCTGAACTACTCTCTGCCTGAACTTTGGTGTCCTTAACAGCTTCGCTACTGGATTCTTCTTCCTGTTCTGAGTCACCTGTGTGTTCCTCTAAAAGTTGCTTTAGCTCTTCTTCATCACGTTTAGCACGTTCTGCATTTCTACGATGTGCTGCAGAGTCTATCACTATAGGCTTTGCTTCTTCTGTTGCTGCTGCTGTTTGTTCTACCATTTTGTTTCTCCTTATGATGGGGCCAGCCGAAGCTGGGTATCCTTATTGTTATATGGAATTAGTCATCTTGATCTTGATTACTGCCAAATGATGTAGGATCTGGTGCAGGACTTGGTCCTTTGTAATCATCTGTACCAAATCCTGTTTCCTCTCTTTTTAAAGCAGTAAATGCCCTACTAGCTTCTGATTGTAATTTAATTGCTTTATGATAAGCTATAGGATCATCGCTAGGATGTAATGAATTTTTAAGAGCTGTTGCGTCTTGCCATGCATTAGACGCATTTTCTGAAGAATTTCCATACTTCTCTTTAACTAAGTCAATATCTTCGTTTGTTAAGCTACCTTTAAGTTTATCAAGAAAACCATCAAATAAACCTAATTCTTTACTTTTTTCATTTATTGAGTCTTCATATTTTTCTTTACTTAAAAGTTCTTGTCTTAATACTTCTAGTCTTTCTTTTTCAGTCTGATCATTGCTCTCATTAATTTGTTTATTT